TACTTGCCTGGTCGCATGATTGAACTACCAAGCGGTCAGTTAATTGAAGCTGACGCAACCACTACCGAACTATCTAAAGAGGAATTCTCGGACTTTGTTAATGCAGTACTAGCGTTTCAAGCAGAAAACCAATGAATCCAGTTAAAACCCCTCTTGGTGAGATAATCGATTCAAGCTCAGAGGAATGGCGAGAATGGTGTGAGGCTAGCCACGTTCTTAAACTTCCAAGACTTAATGACCGTCAGCTTTACATAGAAGCTGTTACCAAAGTGCGTGGTCAAAAAGCCTCTCAAACATTACAGGATAATATCCGTGTCATCTGGAATCTATCGAAATCCTAAGTTGCTTGCTATGGCTCGTGAATGCCCTGTGTGTATGAATTGCGGTAAAAGTAATCACGATGATGTAGTAGCAGCTCACAGCAATCAATTGCGAGACGGAAAGGGTAGGGGCTTAAAGGCACATGATTATCGTATTGCATTTTTGTGCTACGTATGCCATCTTGAACTTGACCAAGGCAAAGACATGAGCAAACAGGAACGTATCGAAATGTGGGAAGAAGCGCACCGCAAAAGTATCGGTTGGCTTTGTGAATCTATGAGGCTAATTGTTAAATGAAATGCCTATCTAAAGATTGTAAAACCACATCTTTGCTCATGACCGTTGAGTTATGTTACCCGTGTTCTAGGATAATTGAACAGGGTAGGCGTGAGTGGGTAAACCTGACAGACGTGGAGATAGCACAAGCCGTAGGCAGTCCACTTGATGAAGTGTATTTAGCTGATTTTCGTAAAGTGATAGAAAAACTAAAGGAGAAAAATACATGACTGACTTACGACAAGCCGCTGAGATGGCGTTGGATGCGTTGAAAGATATGAACTGTGGTTGGAAATATATCCGTGAAAGTCATGGGGATTTATACGGGGTTGGATGGGATCGGGCGCAAGGAAAAGCAGATGACGCTATTGAAGCACTACGCCAAGCACTCTCACAGCCTGAGAAATCACAAACGGCAGGATATGCAAAAAAAATAGAGCAGTTAATTAAAGAGCGTGATGAGTTACGCCAAGCATTAGCACCCCCCCAACCGTGAGTGGGTAGGTTTAACCAATGATGAAATTGATAACTTAAATTTATCAAATAAGATAAAAATTAAACAATTGATTTTGCTTATTGAAGCCAAATTAAAAGAAAAAAATTTATGTCGATAGAATCTCAAAACGTAAACATATCTTAATAACGTGTACACACAACGTACATACATACATATACAAATATATAACTTAGTTTATTAACTGATATACTTTCCGAAATGTGGCGAATCGTTGGGTGTCAGCGCCCCAATAGTTTTTTATTTATTCTCAGCCAATCGTGCTTTATCGAGGATTCGCCACACCACACACAGCATTAAACACATCAATAAACCGTGCGCCCGATTCTAGCGTCTGTGGCGTGTCTTTGATGGAGTAGGTAGGCAAGTCCCTTTCTAACTCTCTGCAAATAGCCCTAGAGGTCTCTGAGCCGCTTGGCAACGCGCAACCGTTCAATAGCACTACGGTTATCACCATCAGCCCTGCGAACCCTATCCGCCAAGTCCTCAATTGTCCTTGCTTGTGCATTATCAGCCTCTCTCATGTCGTTTTCTGCTGAGTCATAACCTTGCTTACGACCATAGGCGTAAATCGCTAGAGCGCTCAATATAGCGCCTGTAGCCGCAATGATGTAACCTTTGAACTTTAGCCAGATTGCCATACACCAGTCCTCATTTGCGTTGCCATTTCTTGTGCGCGATTAGGTGTTTGTTGCGCCCATAATGATTCCAACATATTGTCTGCCGCACCATCATAGTTGCCAGCTTCAATTAGTCTGAGAGTATTTTTAAATTGCCTTACTCCGTGAACGCCCATTTGAAATGCCATGTTTAACAAGACTGCTTGCCGTGGCTCATCAAGAGTCTTAAAGAACGGTAAATAATGTGTAAGGCTTTCATAGACCCCAGTTATGTCGTTTGAAAGCAAATACTCCGCTTCGTCTTTTGTGATGCCACCGTTCTTTTCTTTGTCAATGAGCCGACCATATCCAATCGTTAAATATCCAAGCGAATCTTTATAAGCGTGGCTAACAAAACCCTCATGCCTTCTAAGTTGTTTGGTCGTTTTGGCTATCAAGTTTTGATTGCTTGATAACGCGAGCGATTGGAGAGGCAACGATGCAGATGATGGCAATGAATCTAAGGATTTCGTCACCGACTTGGGTTGTGACTTGTTCGGGGAGAACAGAGATAACAGTTGCGACAGCATTAGGAAACGCCTCCAATAAAGTAAGTATTGCACCACCAATTATAGACAAACGTACAGACCACCATTTAGACCAATCTTTTGCATTTTCTACTAGCATATTTTTTGCCCTCGAAAATAAGCGTGACCGTCTAGCACGGCACACAATTCAGGCTGAATTAAACGCCCGTCAACAATAGTCAAAACAGCAAACCCGCTACAATGGTTGGCTGGGTTATTTTCCCCATAAATCATGTGGTCACCGTCAGTTTCGGCTAACGTTCCTGTGTCTACACCCCACCTTGTCCCGTTATAGTCAGAAACAATCGTAGCTTGCAAACGATGTAGATGCCCACTTATAAGATTTGTCCCTGATTTCAGCGCATTGGAATAAGTTGCGTGTATGCCGTTGTGCCAGCGATGTTTTATCATCGTGTTGCGGTTTATCATTACGGACATACAAAACAGCCACCTTGGAAAATGGTCTTTTAGACTAAACCCTGCGACACCTTCAAACTCAGGTGCAAGGTTAGCCAACTTAGATTCATAGCGCATGTCGTGATTTCCGAGGGTAAAAATACACTTAGCATTACCTGCGACCTTTTCAATCTCGCCAAGTCTGTCAGCAACAGACTCTAATTCTTCTTTAACTGTTGGTGTTTTAACAGTTGCCCAAGATGCTTTAGGGTAGCGGGATATTGAAGCCCCATCAAATGCGTCACCGTTCATCACAACGATTTCTGGCTTATGTTTTTTTATGAGTTTAACAAATGCTTGGTGAGCTGTGCTGATTTCATCAGGCCAATAATGCGCGTCTGACGCTACAAAAATAGTTGCGTTTTCAATGTCAACATCCATTCGTGACATATAGTCTCGAACGTAATAGTCTTGAGCATTGTGATGAGAAGATATTAAGCGAATCTTGTATTTATTTTCAAGATTGCGTCTTCTATTATGAATATTGCGAACATCAATACCAAGTTTTTTACTAACTAAAGTAGGTGATTTTAATTCGTTCCAAAGTTCTATAAATTCATAATCTGTTAACCGTTTCATGAAGACCCTTTAACGTTTTAAGAAGCCTTCGATGACAACAGCGGTCACCAAACCGACAACAATCCAAATGAGTTTATCTACTAGTCTAAACACAGCACCACGGCTAACGGTGATTTTTTCAATATCAGCAACACGGTCTTCCATATTTAATTGACGCGCATCGTATGTGTCCATGCGGTTAAATAGCGTAATAATTCGTTCTTCCATCCTTGCTAAAGAAACGACTGCTTCACTTAGCTTGTCAAGTTTCTGCTCTATGCGTGCAAGTCGTTGCTCTTCCATATATGTATCCAACCAAGATTTGTTATTAATAACATAAGTTTAATTTAATTTATGCGAAATACTTAGCTTTCTAATAACTTGTTTTGACTTGCAAGTAATTGACCTGTTGTCGCATTGGCTTGTACCATTTCATTGCGGAAAGACTCCACCGCTGCGCCTGTATGCCGTTGTTGCTGACTGTTTTCAATAGTAAGAATAGGCATCCACGCAATAGCGCATCCGTACTCGTCTATCTCTTTTCCTGTGTTGGGATTATTGCCACGTAATTGAGTAAACCACGCACACTTCATCTGTATGCAGTCTTTCTTAATAAGTGGGCAAAATGTGCCTTGTTCTAGCTTCATGTTTTTGTGCAGATAATTACGTCAACATACTGAACGGCTAAATCAAGGCTGTGTGTGTGCGCTGTGCCACCGCCAAGTGCAGATGTTGTACCTGATACAGAAATAGAGTGAGCGTGGTCACCGACACCGTTAATGCTAATGCCAGTCAAAGCAGAACTTAATGCTGCGTTATTTTGAATAAACCCCCTACCATCAGGCAACGATGCGCCAGAAGAACCTGCATCAAAAGCTGTACTTCTCCCGTTGGCATGGGTATGGCTTGGGTCGTTAACAGTATGGCTGTGAGCGCCAGCATTGCCAGTTGAGCCACCTCCACTAAAGGTATGGGTATGACTTGGTATTTGGTCTGTTGTAAGTGTCGTATCGCCAACGTTTTGCGAACTAAAGGCTGTTGTAAAGTTAACTGAACCACCAGAACCAGCAGTTCCAGTAATAACACGTAAAGCTTTATTGTCGTGAGTCGTATCTTTTGTCCAACCAACAGGCGCAGAGGTTTGTTGAAATAACATCTTTGTGCCACTTGCAAACGCGTCTAGCAGCCTACCGTCAAGCGTAGATGCACCAGACAGCGCAGATGTACCTGTTACCGTTAAATTGCCACCAACGGTTAGACTATCACCCGCGACACCTGTTTGAAAGTCTTTTAACTGAGCCATCAACTCGCGAAAAGCGTTATTAACAAGACCAGGGGACATGCCTTCTGCGATATTAATGCCGTCTATATCGGTGTTGCCTGATGCCGTTGCATCAAACTCTGATATTTTTGTCTTTGCCATTATTGTTCCAATCCAAATACTGCACCGTAACCAAGATTAATTGCCTTGCGTTGCAACTCTTTATTCAATGGTTCTAAAGATGTCTCGCTTGCCTTTGCCATTAAACGACTAGCTAACTTAGGGTCTAACATTGCGCTGACCAATAATTCACGTATCTTGTCGTCTGTGCCATTGTAAAGCCAGTTCATAGGAGCCGCTACCTTTTGCAATACAGACGGCACTTCACCAAATATCTGTTTGCCAATAATTCCACCAATCACATTAGCGGTAGACATATTCTTAAACGTGTCAGAGCCAGGCATTTTGGTAGCTCGATTCAAGACGCCTTCATCTAAGTCTTTAGCAATCTTGTCCAATACAGCTATTTGCGCTTTAGATAAACCCTCAAAGTTCTTACCTTCCTTCGCCGCGCGTATGGCTCTTGCAAAAGATGGCTGAGAAAGGAGAAAACTGCCAGGGTTTTGCGGGTCAGGTATTGTGCTAATGACTCGTGACCTAAAGTCTTGCGCCGCGCTCATGCTTTCAATGCCCTTGCTCATACTTGCGTATTTGCGTAAATAGTCTTGGTAGCCAGGGGCGGCAGATTCTATAACATCATCAACAGATTTGATAATATCGTTGAGTTCTTTACGTGACACTTTATACGCTGACGAGGATGGGCCGCCTTGACCTGATTTGTCTAATAACCCACGTTCCATAGCCCGTAGGTCTTTACGAATCTCATACAAGTCTTGTGGCGTGTTAGCTCGTTTTATATCTTGGTAAGCATCTTTAACAACGGCTTGAACAGTACTACGCTTACCTTGTGGCGATTTTAAAATGCTATTAACTTGTCTGCCCACTATTAAATCAATTGCCGATTTAAAAGTAACTGGGTCAACGTTAGATTGTGCGAACGCATTTTCACGCAATGGGTCAGTAATGGCGTTGCGCCGCGCCTCTGCCGCAGTTATGTCTTCCGACTCTCTAGCCATGCGGTTAATGATATTCATACGAGCTTGATTGGCAGTAGATTGTTGCTCTGCAAATCGACCTGTCATGTCAAGACCCTTAATAGGTGTCTCGGCTGATATTAAACCTAAGTCTTTAGTAGCTTGTGCGGTAGTTGGTTGATAGCCTGGCACTTTTTGTTGATAAGATTCACCACGTCGAATAGCAGATAATGGATTTCGTGCCAAACCTGTTAACACTTCACCAGCAATTTTTTCTTGGCCAAGGTCTGTGAACGGTTGTACCATTCTCTTGGCAAGCTCTGGCGTCTTACTAGCTATCATAGAGCCGCCTGATGGAGCAATCATACCTGCGGCAAGCCCAAGACCCATCTGCGCTAATGGAGGCGCTCCACCCTCTCTAGCCGCGCCTGATGCACCCGCACCGCCAATCGCGCCCGTTGTTTGCAATCCTAAGTTCTTCATTAAAGCGGCTAACGATTCAGGAGCAAGAGTTTGTGCTAGTTTAGCTGTACCGCCAACACCAGCCATAGCTGAAGCTACGTCTTGAGATACGCGCTCAGTTGGGGTGCGTGGCTGTGGCACACCTGCCGTGTTCATTAGGTTTTGTAAAGACTGACTAGCAGGAGGAATGTTTGTCCCAGCAATCATATTGATAAGCTGATTCATTGCATCGCCAGCCATCATTGGAATGGCAGACGCCCCTGTAACTGCTGCGCGACCCGTTAACCCTGCTTGCCGACCAACTTGCGATAATAAACTTGGGTCTGGCGCAAACTCGTCTTTAGGGTAAGAGATGCTGATGCCAGGCGCTGACTCGGTAACAGTTTGACTTTGTTGGTACAGCCTAGCGGCTTGCTTGTTAATCTCATCTTGACCCATACTAGCGGGGAAAGCTACTTGCCCAACATTAGGAATTTTTACGATAATTTCTTCCATTATCTTTCCTCTACTTTGCCCGTTGCAGGATTAAAGACCTTGGTCTTAGGCTTTGCTGTAGATTGTTTTTCAGCTATGCCAGCTTTCTTTTTCATAGCTTCGGTTGCAATAGCTCTAGCCTCTCGTTTTTGTTCAATAACGGCATCAGAATCGCCTACCTGTGGGAAATAGAGACGGAATTCAGCTTCCATTTCATCTTTACCAATGACAGCACCTGACTCGCTACGTAATTTAGACCGAATCCAATCATCTGCAGCTTGCTCGTATTTTTGCGTGTCTTTAGACTGCACAGTTCTCCTAAAAGAATCACCGACAAATGGCATAGCACCAGCCAAAGCAGACCCTACCTGCGGGTATTCGCCCTTATCTTCTAGTGGGTCAATAATCTTTGTAGCGGCTTCCATGCGGTCATAATATCCAACCGAGCTTTCTTGTGTGGCAGTTGGCTTAAAATCTTTTGGAGCACCTGCGCCAACATCGGAAATAACGCGTCCTGTGTTTAAATCTACAATGCGTTGCACAGGTTGACCATTTTCTTGGACTGTAACTAATTGAGGATTTACATTAGCTTCACCAACAAAATTAGGGTCTCTAGTAACTTGCCCTGTTTTTGGATTAAAAATTGTTCCAGTTTTCGCATCAAATTGTAAATTAACAGATGGCGCAGACTTAGGTGTTGTAGATTCTAATGCCTTCATAATAGCCCCCACTTTTTCAGGGTAGGCGACAGCCAATTGACGCATCATGTCATAGTTAATCTTACCGCCTTGTATAGCGTTTGGTAATGCTTCTTTAAACGCTTTTTCGGCTTCTGTAGCTTGCATCATTTGCTCAAACTCACGACCTTGCAATGCCTGTTGTTCAGCGCCTTTAAGTGATTCTTGATACCCACCAAGCCCTGCCATACCAGCTTGCCCTAAAACTTGACCCGTGCCAACAGGTTGAAAAGATGGCCCACTTGCCATTAAGCCCATTAGACCAGCCTGTAACAAACCTGAGTTTAATGCACTTTTTTGAGCCGTTTTATAATCTTCTTCACCGAGCAGACTTTGTAAATAATTAGCCATGTCGTTGCCTTTATAGTAATGAAATAGGTCTATTAGCAGAGCGTCTACGAGAGCCTTGCTGTTGATATAACTCTTCTAGCGGGTCAGTCATAGCGATAGCTTGCCCTTTCCTAATTGATGGTGCAGACATATCGTCTTGTGGCTGTTTAGTCCCACCCATCTTTCCTAACATAGGCGCTAAACTTGAAAATGAATCTAATAGCCCTGCCGTTCCCGTTTCCGCAAGAACAGGCGCTACGTTACTTGCAACTAAATGAGGTGCAGCCCAACTTGCTGTAGAGGGCAACGCGGCAGATGCAAATTCAGGCAATAAGCTAGAGGTAATCGTTGATTCTAAGGCAACAGGAAATGCTTGCGCCGCACCACCCGCCGCGCCACTCGCCGCACCGCCAGCACCGCCAGCAACTCCGCCCAAACCGCCACCAATTCCACCCGTAATACCACCCATAAGCGCACCCTGCAAAGGGTCGCCTCCCGTGAGTGCAGATGTGCCACCACCGATTGCCGCGCCAATTAATACAGGTTCTAATCCACTCATACGTTACCCCAATAATCCAAGACCAGCACCCGCCGCCGCACCAAGCCCACCGTAACCCTCTGGAGCTAATGCCGCACCCGCCGCCGCACCTGATAATGCGCTACCGACTCCACTTTTATAAATGGGTCTCGATGTTTGCGAACCCATTGGTGCACCATAAGCGGCAGACAAGTAAGATTGAAGTGCTGAGTAAGGCGCGGCTTGTTCAAAGTTAAATCGTTGCATCGCATCACCCAATGCCAATTCTTGATAACCTTCTTGCATTTGACCTAAATCAATTAAGCGCTGAATGTCTGCATAATCTTGAGATGCCATGTCGGGTGACATACCCGCCGCTTGTAATTGGCGCTGATAATCTTGAGCAGTTGTTTGACCTAAACCACTTGCCGCGCCCAATTGTGTTTGCAACGATTGGTTAGACAATTGACCAAGGTTTTGAATAGCGTTTTCTTGCAAGCCACGCTCTTGACCGTAATTTTGGTAAGCTAAGTTACCAGCCGTATCAGTTAGCGCTTGAGCATATTGTCCCATTGCACGGTCTTGCAAGTTACCCATCGCGCCTGAACCGTAACGCCCTGCCTGTGATGCTTGAGAATTAAGTTGTTGAATCTGGTCTTGAAACTGTGTTTGTGCGCCACGCGTAGCAGCGTCAAATGCCCCGCTAAAGAACGGATTGCCACCAAGGTAACCACCTGTAGCTGTGTTAGCAGTCAACCCCATAGCGGGGTTATACGCGGCTCGGTTATAAATGTCACCAAACGCACCTGTAGCGGGGTTGATTGCCGTCTGTAAGTTACCGACCACGTTTTGTGCGCCAGCAACAAGTGGCGAACCCGCTAAAGCTCGCTGTTGTGCCATCTGCATACCTTGTTGCGTCATGTCTGATGCGCCAACGTAGGTCTGACCAGGGTAGAACTGAGTTGGCCCAGACTTGTACAAGTCTTGCGCTTCTTGCAATCCATACTGCACGTAAGGTGCAATTGTCGGGTCTAACTCCGTCTTAACTGTCTGCGTACCGCTTGAACTAGGACTACCGCCCATAATTAATCTCCTTCGCCCAACTACGGGGCTTAAAACCTAACTTTGGGGCAACCTTTGACCAAGCTGGTCGCCATGAATCAAATGTAATTCTTTCGGCATTAGCCGATTTAGCAATCTCTTCTACCTTCTCAAACCAAACCTCAATATCGCCTTGCAAACTACCCGATGCACACCACACATGGAACGCATTGTTAACCGTTACGCCAACAATAAAACCGACTGTATAGTTATCTTTATTTGCTAACCATAAACCTGCTTTGTTATTTACTAAACTTGCGTACACGTCTTCAGGTATCCAAGGCTCTTGGGTCTTTTTTAACAAGTCACACAAGCCACCCCTAACGTATACCCAAACGTTCCTAATTTCTTGTGGCTGTACATATACAAACTTCATGCAACCACCACATACGCATATTGCTTATCAACATCTGTGTTCGCCCAATGATTGATTGTAGCTTGTCCGTTCGTCTGATTGGTGATATATACATTACTGTATGCTTGCGGAGCTATATAACTCATTTTAGCAATAACGGCAGGTATTGACGGTCTAGGTATCACAACGTCAGCAGGGAAGTTCTCTAATACTATTGTGGTTGCGCTAACGTAACCAACTATCTCTACGTAATCGTTTTCTTCAAGCTCTAAGTAAGTATTAAGAACTCCCACAACATGTGATGGTTCAGTTGCTGACTTTCTAATTGGCATAAAAAACTTTCTTGCACTTTCAGGAACGTCTATTCCATTCACTCGATACCAAATGTCTGCAAATTCCACTACATTAGATAAACTACTTAGCAATAAAGACACAAATACATCATATACACCAGCATTGCGAACATTTAACCGTGTTGTGTCACTTATATATATGCCACTTGAAACCATTGTTGAATCAAACTCAACGATGCCAACTACGCCAGCACCCGATGCTAATTGCCCTGTATTGTTACTAAACTCGCCATATGGGGCTGTATCTGCAAACGCAGAACCTGACGCGGGTAATAATATAATCTTACTGTCTCGACTAATAAGTGGGTCATACAACGTAGTCGTGGTCGCGTTACCCGTTGCAAGCGTAACAAGACCTGTGTTATTGGTTTTGCCAGTTAACACGCCATTCATAACCTCTGCTACTTCGCGCGGTGACCCGCCCTGCGGAGGCAACCTTCTAAACATTATCTATTGCTCACAGATTGAGTCTCAACGTCAACAGCCATAACATTGCTCCAAGTGCCAGTTGGTACTATTTTAAACCTATGATAGCGACCTACAGACCTTAACGGCACTCTGTTTTCAGTACTAGCGGGTAATTGGCTACCAAATACAACATCTGCATCTAATCGGTTACGTGACGCCACAGCAACGCTTGCAGAACCCTCATCTACCTGTGGATAAGCTAGTTTTGCAATGCTTTGCATACCGTCTTGTATGTCACCTGTAATAATCTCGGCTGGCATAGGTGTACCACCAAACAATATGATTTTATCGTTACGCACACCCGATAAGATAGCTTTGCCACCCGCCCATAATCGAGAATCTAATGATGCAGGAACACTCTCTATGCCACCATATATGTTTAGTTGCTCAAGTGTCGTGCCTGTTGTCGTGCTAGGCGCGACATAATTGCAAGTTGTGACTCCATGTGACCAACCGTTGACCTTCCAGTTATATATTAAAAAGGATAAAGACCCACTAGTATTAGGGTAAACCCATATAACAATTTGTCTCTCAGGGTCGATAGTGGCGCTCATTTGATTTAATGTGCTTTCTACTACGTCATTAAAGAACCATCTGTCTACCTTTTCGCTACCAATGCTCATAATAGCCGTGCCATCACACACGTAAAACCCGTCAGACGATAAGAAATAAGTTTTATTCTCATACTGAGCAACGGAGTTTGGCTCGTAGCAACCAAGGGTTTTAGAAAGTGTGTCAAACTGAAAGAATAATGGTGCGCCAATGTATGACATACGCACAACAGATTTTTCAAGCAGGACTAATCCAAACTCACCGCCCGTAATGGCTTGAATGTTGCCACCGTCAGGTATTACTTGGAAGTCTGATTGTGATGTTGCCCCCGCAGTCCAAAGTGTTTCATTGTTAATATCTGACCAATAAATTTTATTTGGCTCGCTCGTATTTCGACTAGCCACAACAAAATCCCGTACAACTGTTACATAAGACGCAACAGGAGCATCGGCTGATAAGTCAGCCCAATTAGTAGACGTTCCAATTACCCACGACTGTAGTTTGTTTTGACCGTTAGCCCCAATTAAGGTGTTGCCAAACTGTATAAAGTTCCATCGTGTTGTTGATACATAGTCAGTCAGAACTGTAGCCACTAAGTACGAAACATTATCTAAGTCTAAATTGTTAGGATTAAACTTGTAGATTCTATTTTCGCTCGCTGCGAACAATTGAACCGTGTCACCGAACTTGCCCGCAATGGTTGTCAGCAATGGCTGTGAGGCAGAGTTAGAAAAGTCTTTTACGGTTGGGAATGGCCCATACCCAGATTGTTTTGGGAATACATTAAATGCTTCTTGTAAAGCACCCGTTAACCCTGGCTGGTCTGGTAGCCACTCACCTAGAACTAACCGTTTCGTAGCCATATATTTGTCCCTTGTGGCAATACAGACCAATTCTCGCCAATTAACTCTATGTCAACAATGTAACTAGCATTACCATCTATGTTAGCAGATGTAAAGGTAGTACGTTGAACAAACAAATCAGCGGTAGCTAAACCTTCTAAGTCTGCAAATGCTGAGTAAATAGCTACAGAAGAAAAGTCTACATCTGCCTCGCCTATTACCGAGCTTGACACTAAACGTAAACGTATCGCATCAGAGTCCGTTGTAGCGTCACCCGTAATAGATGCGTCTGTAAAGGTGAACCTATTTGCTTCTAAGTTAACAATAGCAACGCTTGTGACACTCGCCTCACCCATAGCCGTGAGGAACATATCGGTATTGACTTGTGCCGTACCGTTTGAAGAACCGTTTACAAATACTATTAGCGTTGTGCCTACCGATACCGTGCCGACTACATTGACGTTAGCCGAGGTTAAAAACCTTGCTATAGCATTGGCATTTACAGTTGCTACGCCTGACGCAAACGCAGAGGTTATCTGTGCTTTAAACGCTGAAGACAACGGTTCTGTTGAATATGGGAATATGCCTAGCATATTAGCCCCAGACTCGCATTGGGTATGGCTGTGGGTCGATAGAGAACGGCTCTAGTGGCTCTGAGTTTTCGTTTCCTACTACTCGCACGTTTACAAACCAACCGTCATAAGGCACGGGTTCAGGAGGGTTCTCAGGGTCAACGATTTCCTGTGGCTCGTATATGATGCCAATTGTGTCAATGTTTGCATATCGGGGAATTTCATAAAACCCAGTCACAACATCATCTTCAACTGCGGTGACAATCCTCTGCATCAACACAGAGTTCGCTTCTGCTTCGTCTGCGAATTTTAAATATAAATCAATCATTGTAATACTCCGTTAATTTTGATTGTCCAGTTTTTACCCTTTAGTGAGGTAATCGCATCGGTTGTAGGTGTGGTTAATGCACCTGTAGCTACGTTGTAGTCAATTGTAATCTCTGTATTGCCAGCGGGTGCTGATGTGCCTGATGTGTCGATAGATACTAAGATGTTTTCTACTGAAGTGGTGGTGAGAGCAAAGCAATTGTCCCAAGTTAAAGAAAAACAACCAGACAGCGGAGTGCCAGTCCAAGAGTCAAAGAAGTTAGCTGGAAAATCTGTCATGCTAGTACAGCCATACCAACAGAGAGTAAAGTTAGTACCCAAATTCATGTTTATAAGAGGAAAGCTAGTTAGACTAGTGCAATCTCTAAATGTTGTTGAAAAGGTAGTGCCAGCTGACATATCCACCAACGGAAAGCTAGTCAAACTAGAGCATCCACGCCAAGTTTGAGTAAAGTAAGTACCCGAGCTCATATCTATCAACGGGAAAGAAGTTAATCCAGTGCAACCGCTCCAAGTTTGAGTGAAGTTATCAACTGAACTTGTATTTATCAATGGGAAAGATTGAAGTTGGGCGCAATTAAACCAAGTACGAGTAAAATTTGTTGCTGAACTAGTATTTATCAACGGAAATGATTTGAGTTGACCACATCCGTTCCAAGTGCCGTCAAAATTTGTGCCTAAACTAGTGTCTATTAACGGAAATGATGTAAGGCTAGAACATACGTGCCAACTTAAAAAGAAGCTAGACAATCCAACAAATGTAGCATCTAAACTTTTTAGATTTGTACAGCCATAAAACACACCATTACAATCGACAAGCATATTACTAGGTGCAGAACCAACCCCCACAACCATTGGCGCATATGTTGCTTCTGAATTAATTCGAGGTCTAAACCAAGTGCCCGTCATCTGCCTAAATCTAATCGTATGTGGGCTTGCATTCGTAAACGTATGTACAGCAGTAGTAAGTGTTTCAACCGTACCATCACCCCAATCAACTTGTATAGAACCGTCTGTCGAAAAGCTCGGCAATGCAAACGTAGCACCTACAATGCGCCAAGACCACCAACCGTCATTCTCGACCACAGCGTTGATTTCGTCTTGGGGCACGTTGTTTGGGTATACATACAGTCTCTCTATAGGCACATCACCGTTTAGGGTAACAGTACCAGTAGATACGCTTGTCACACCAAAGGGCTGAGAGATAGCTGTAAATTCGGCTGTGTTGTATGCGTCTACGTTTGTGAGTAGGAATGAATCTGCGGCTCGTGTGACTTGTGAAGCTACGGTTTTTATGTAGGAGGTCGGGAAGGCGTTTGCTTCGAGTTGTGCACCCCATAGGTAGATGCCTGAGTATCCGTCTCCTGTGTATGAAGAAAGAAGCGAAGATGTTCCATTATTAATAACCAAATTAAAATTAGATATTGCTGTGGATGTTGCCGTTACGGTTATGCTACACCGATAAAAACCATTCCCAACGTTAGTAATAGTTGCTGTTGTAGTGGTCGAAATATCGCTAATAGTTCCAGCGTTTAAGTCAAAAATAGCACCTTTGTTGGCTCCAAAACCCGTAGAGCTAGTTACAAGCACTAACCTTCTTGTACTCGCAGATTTAGCAAAAACAGTAAAAGTGTATAAAACCCCTGACGTAACCGCAACCCCACCACCAATTGTTAAATAATGAAGGTCTGTTGCTGTATTTTCAACCAACTTATCGCCAGTCAAAGCTCCATCAGGAGCAACAACAGTATTAGAAGTTATGGTTAATCCGCCTTTTACCCAACTCGCATTCGCAAAATCCTCACTATACTTAACCAAATTCGTACCTTGCGATTCCCGTATCAAGCCTGTACAAGCACCCGTAACAGGGTCATAGCCAACACGAGCAACGTTATCAGGAGCAGTCTGCAATACACCGTTCTCATCATAATACGTTGCTACACTTGCTCTGCTAGATGCTACTCGTGGGTCTAGTACTTCTGTGTTCGCTATGTCAATAAGTAACTGTGGGCGAACGGTAGGGT